TCGTAGCCATAGCTTATACCTATTCTTTGCTTCTTCAACTAGCCTAGCCTGTTCTTGTTCCTCTTGAATTATTTCTCTCATACTGTGTACAGAACTGTATAAAGCACCCATCTCTGGAGGACTTTGATACACCATACACTCCCTGATCTGTACTTCCAAATCAGCCATCTGTTGTTGAGCCATTACTCGTTTAAGAGCTGCCTCCATGTGATTCTGATTAGGGTCATAAACAGTCTTAGACTTTTCTTCTTCTTCCCTAATGTGAGCAGCTAATTGCTCTTGAAGCTTAAAAAACTCTGTTAAGTTTTGAACGATGTCAATTTTGACTTGAGTTTCATCCACAGAGACATAAGTTTGCTTTTTAGGTTTTGCAGTAGGTTGTTCATGTTTTTCCTTTGGTTTAAAAAAGTTACTAAAGTTACTCCAAAAACCAGTAACTTCTTTATATATTCCAGCAACATCTTCAGCAGTCTTTTTGACTTGAACAAAAGACTCTTTTGCTTGTTTGTATAGCTCACAACCAGACTGGATGTTTTTAACCAGTCCCGCTGCAAGTAAACACAAACTGATGGGATCAATTTTTTAGACTCCAAGAAGTTTTTTAACAAACTCAGCAGCAACACCTGGACCAAACAACACACAAAGAATAACTGCATATAGCAAATATTCAATTTTAGTCATGCGTTTATCGCCACTATCAAATCGAGATTGAATGCCTTCATATCTCTGAACACAGATAGCCTCATGAACACTAAGTCGTTTATCGGTTTCTGTAATTAACATTTCAACATCATTCATTATTACTCCATTATTCCAACAACAAAATATTGTTAGGTGCAGATTGCATAATTACCCAATCAGTTCCATCAGAAACTAACGTAGCCCAATTACCAACAACACCCAAAAGAATAGCTGTGCCAGCAGTTGTGCTATCAATTGGTACAACATTACTAGAAGCTGACACTAATGTTTGAGCTTGTAGATTCTTAAAATAAACAGATCTTCCTGTCCATGATGAAGCAGCAGGTAAAGTTACAGTACAAGTAGTAGTTGGTTTGTTATTAATAACCCAGTTTTCTGTAGCTGCTAAAGTAAAGTCAGCGGTCTTGGTAACCACAGCAGACGGAGCAATGTAATCAGTGTTGGCAACAGCAGCAGAGATAGCTGTGCCATTGCCTTTAAGAATGCCTGTAATACTAGTAGTTAGAGTAATTGCAGGAGTAGTTGTAGCAGTTGCAACAGTACCTGTAAATCCATTAGCAGACACTACTGATACAGTAGTAACAGTACCGTTTGTAGCAGGTGCAGCCCATGTTGGTGCAGCTCCAGTAGTTGCTGTTAATACTTGACCTGTAGTTCCAGCCGCTGTAGCAACAGGTGTAGCACCTGCACCACCACCATAAACCACACCATATTGAGTTAATGCAGCAGAAGATGCCCAAGTTGTGCCACTTGAAAAATAAGGTATGCCACCAGATGTTCCAGCTATTGTTAAAGCGGGTGTAGTGCTAGCTGTAGCAACAGTAATAATGCCGCCAGTAAAACTAACGCTAGTTACTGTACCTGTTGTAGGAGTTGACCACGTAGGAACACTAGCGCCAGCACTAGTCAACACTTGACCAACAGTACCAATACCAGTAAAAGCATACGCAGTACCAGTACCATAAGCAACAGCACCAGCGGTAGGAGTTGCATTGTTATTAGTACCACCAGAAGCAGTAGGTAATGGTGTGTCTATTTGTACAGTTGTGAAGTGTCCTGTAGACGGAGTGATAGCACCTATAGTTGTTCCGTCTAAAGTTCCCCCAGTAACATCTACAGCACTAGCATCCTGCTCTGCCATACTCCCATAGACTTTATTGCTAAGCTTTTGAAACCAATCTCTCCAGACAAAGCTTTCCTTAATCTCATCTTGAGGAATAGGGATAGTAATTTTGGTAGCCATAGCTTATTGCTCCCAACCTTTTTCTTTAGCTTTTTTATGGTACGCAGCAGCATTAGCTTTGAGTTGTGTTTCTCGTTCTTTTTTCTTTTGTTTCCGTTGTTCTGGAGTAGATCCATAAACAGGGAAACCTGCTGTACCCAACACAGCCCTTTTAACTCCTTCTCCTTCAGGAGCACCAATACCAGCTTGTATTTGGAAAGGCAATGCTGATTGACCAATAGCTTTAAGTCTACCAGTAGCACCCATGTCAACTAGTTTGGGAGCATTAGGACTGGCATACTCAGTACCAGCAATAGCAATAACAGTAGCTTTAGGTATAAACCCTAGCTTATTAGCTAAGGTTTTATCTGGTGCAGCAATCCAGTGGTAAGGTTCCATAGCGTGTTTCATAGCTTGCATGGATGTACCATCAGGCCATTCAATACGAGTTGGATCTTTGTTATCCCAAATATCTCTACCAGCAGTCATGTTATTAATAACGTTTAGCAGAGTCAAATACAACACTGCTGTTTTGAATTGATACAACCTAGCATAGTCAACCTTAGTTGTAGGGTTTATCATGCCCTTGATACCCTCTATAGGTTGCAACTTAGTAGGATTTAAAGACTTAGGTAAAGCAGCAGTAAAAGCACGAATAGTAGAAGTAGTCCAATCAGGAGCAAACAAAAGAACTTGCATTGCTCTACGACCTTCAGGACTATAAGCAGCCATAGCCATACGCTTAGCAAACTCACCTTCAGTACGTCTAGCAGCATCAAACCAATTTAAACCACCAAAGCTGTCATTAACAAACTGAGCAATCTCTTTACGAGAAGCAGATTCATCAAAGGGTTTACCCTCTTTAGCAGCTTGTAATCTAGCTTTTTCTAAGTAAGAATCAGCAACCATTATTTTGCCACCAGTGTGCAAATAATCCCAAGTGTATTTATCAAAGATACCCAGGGTATATTTTTCAACAGTAGACATAGACTTCTCAAGTACACGAGTCTTAGGTCCGTACTTGCCAATCATTGTGTCCCCAAATTTACCTATAGAACTCAACATACCTCTAGAAACATCTTCAGGAACTTCTAATTGCAAACCATCTTCTCGTATCCACCTGTCTACGTTCTCACCTAAGCCACCTTTTTTATATTGTTCAACAGCTTTAGTGATAGCAGACAACTGAAGATCTTTACCAGTAACAGCCTTAACACCCTTCTCAACCAAAGGAAGAACAATAGCTTCTTTAAGAGGAGTCCACAATGGAATCTTGGCACTAGACAAAACTTCCATCAAGGACTTGGCATGGAAGAAAGAACCAATAACGTTAATACGTTTAACAGCTTGGGAGACAGTTCCCAAAGCTTCCATAGTCATACCAGGACCGGAATCAAATACAAACTTTAAAGCTGGAACAAGATCAGGGTGAATAGCATAGCCATCTAAATCTGCATGTTCAATAGTTTCCCAGTTGTAAGGACGAGGATCTTCTTTAGTAATAGGACGAATCAATGACTCGCCATTTGCATTTCTAATTTGTTTAATGTTGTCTATTAGATTCTTGTTCTCAATAGCTTTTTCAACAGACAGGGCGTAGTCTTTATAGATTTCTGCAAGGTCATTTGTTTTGAGTTTAAAACGGTAGTCTTTACCATTTTGTTCTAACCAAGTATTGATACCATTAATATGATTGGTGAGGTCTTCACGAGTTTTAAGTCTACGCTCTTGACCATACTTAGTAGTTGTCTTAGTACCACCACCAGATGCTTTGTCTCCATAACCAAAAGCATCTCGCATGAACTCTTCAAGAGCACCCTTTGGAGCATTACCCTCTGACACAACATTACGAGCTACGTAGTTCTCATGCCAACCTTTAATGACACCACTTTCTAAAGCTTGTTGACCAAGGTCATCCATTAGGGTTCTGAACCTATCTGCAATGTCTTTAGCTTTACCTTCTAGAGGAACACCGCTGTCAATGTCAAAGCTAAGCTTCTCAAGGTCAACGTCTTTACCAGCCAACTTTTTTAAGTCAGCAGTATTGTTATGAACAATACGTTCGTTAGCTAATTTGTTATTAAGGTTAGTGCCTACAAATTCTTCAACTTGTTTGACAGGTTCAGGCCAAGTCTTTTTAAATTCTTCCCAACCTTTAAAAAACTCAACAGCTTCTACTTCACCATGCTTTTCATAGATGTCTGTAGCTATGCTTAAAAATTCTTTGTCGTCTTTAACGTCACGAGGAGAAGTTTTAGTACGATCAGTAATGATCTCACCTGTTGAACTTATTATCTCGGGAGATTTTTTAGCGGCAAGGTTTATTTGCTTTGGATGTGTGTTTTTTTCCCACATTGTTCCATAATCTGGATGATCCTTAGGGTCATTAACTAGACCAGCTATATCGTCATAATTTAAACCAAACTTATCAACACCTTGTTGAACATCTTTTTGATTTTTGTTCCAATTGTCAATCTCTTCTTTAGAATACCCTCGTTTTTTAGACCACTCTTCTGGAGAAAGTTTATTCATTTGGTTCCACAATTCTTTAGGAACCTCAGTATGTTTTTCATCAAATAAAACTTGTCTTGTGCTTTTAAGAGTGTTTACTAACCAAGCATTAAAGTCTTCTACAGATTTGCCAGCAGCAGTAACTTTGTCAAGAATTGTTTTGCCCCAAGGATTATCTTTTAGTAAAGATATTTGGTCGTTATTAATAGGGTATGTATCACTATTTGGGTAAGCTAAATCAGATGGACGTCCTTTAGCAGCTTCCGCAGCTTTTGCTTCTCTAGAAGCACGAAGAGCACGAGCATCGTTAGATATGATCATCCCACTTTCTACAGGAGGAAGTTTTCCACCAGCAGCTTCGTGCGCGTCATACAAAGCATTAGCTACACCTTTACGTCTATTTTGTTCTCTTACAAAAACATCTATAGGTCCACCGTCAGGCATATAAGTTAATCTTCCAATTTCTTCTCCAGCTTCATTTTTTGCTATTAAAGATATTGGTTCTCCATGTTCCATTCGACCTATGGTTGAAAAAGCATTAGGAGAAGCTTCTGTTTCTATAAATGTTTTACTGCCATCTTTTAATACGGCTGTAGAATTTAAAGGTTTAAAACGTTCATTATCAACTTTACGTCTGTCTTGTTCTTTTTTAACCCTAGCTTTAAAAGCTTCAACTTGTTCGGGAGTAGCACCAGGAGGAGGTGGAGTTATTGGAACTTCTTTAGCTCTAAATTTTGGAGGTACAGTCTTTTCACCAAGAGTAGTTAATTTGCCAGGTAATAAAGCACCACCACCAAACTCTAAAAGAGTTTTACCTAAGTCTTGGTCTTCACCTGTAGCAGCACGTTGACCAGCACCCACACCAGCTTGAATAGTACCTGAGAAACCACGTTCAGCAAGACTTCTACTAAGGGCTGTAGAAGCAGTCTTAGTAGATACAAAAGGACCAGCACTAGCAAGTTGACCAGCTAATGCAGAGTATTCGTTTTGTTTACGACCAGCATCACGAGTAGCTTTATCAACGTTTAACATTGACATGTATTTTTTAGCTAAAGGACTTGACTCTTCTAAAGCAGTCAAACCCTCTTCTTCAAGATAGTTAGCAGCAAATCCAGCAGCACCACCAGCAACAATGGTTGCAGGAATAGTAACGTAAGGACCAAATGGAGCAGTAGCAGTAGCTACACTACTACCAACACTTACACCAACAGCGGTAGCAGGAAAAGCTAATGCAGCTTCTCTAGCAAATGTACCAAGACCAGTAGTCTTGGGAGCTTGTTCACCTGTTACAAGATCACTTAAAGTTTGAGTACTAACCTTATCTCCAAAAATACTAGAACTAGGTTTGCCAGATTCTTTGTCACCAAAGCCACGTACATCTACTTTTATAACCGCATCATCTTGACCCCAAGATTCTTTAGGTGTAGTTGGTTTAGCTGGAGCTATAACTGCATCGTCTTGTCCCCAATCAGCCATATTATTCTCCTGCTAGTTGTTTTAATTTAGCTATTCTTTTTTCTGTTTCTTTTAAGTCTTTTTCTTTTTTATCATTTGCCTTTTTAAGTGCATCACCTTTTTGTTTCATGTCAGCTAATTCACGCAATGTTTCTGCTGTAGATTTTTCTTTTTTATAATCTTCTGTATTTGCAAACACACTCTTACCTTCTTTAATACGTTTCTTAGCATGGTCTATTGCTTTGTTAACTATTGCATCAGGTATGCGTTTATTATTTGGAATAATGTCAGTTAGCATTAAGTTAACTTCTTCTTTTGTAAGTGTAGGCACAATAGTTGGAAAATCAATTTCTTTTCCTTTAACTTTGACATCTCCTGTTGACATAGAATATTCAGTAACATCACTACCATCAGATGCTTTTAACACACCTAAATAACCAGTACCTTTAGCTGTACCATCGGGACGCATATTACCTTTATCTTTAAGAACAACAGCAGGTTCAACTGGTTTGTTAGTAGACACACTTAGATTCTTTTCACGATTCTTAGCAGCTTTAGCTTGCTTTTCAGCATCTGTCATTACAGGTTCTGCTGGAGTAGCAGCAACAGCAGGTTCAGCAACTTTAGAAGTAGGAGCTGGTTCAGCAGTTTTACCCCCAGGCTTTTGTTTAGTTGCACCATCTTGAATATAGATGCTGCCCGGTGGCAAAGCATCGTATTCTGCTTTAGAAGTAGGTTTAGCAGGATTGTCTACAGTGTATTTGTTACTAGTAGCTTTTTGTGCAGCTATTGCATCTGGATAGCCTGCTGTGTATCGAGCAATCATAGAAGCTTTTGCTTCTTTGGAAATGTTTGGATCAGCATTAGTATCTTTTGCGAATTGTTCTGGTGTTCTGTATTTAACTGTAGGTGCTACTACAACAGGTGTAGGAGAAGCAGCCGCAGATACGGGAGCAGCAGCACCTTCTTTAGCAGGAGGAGGTTCACCAGCAGGACCATACAAAGATAACTCTGCTCTAAGACTATCTACATAAGTTTGTTTTCCAGAGTAATTAGGAGCAGACTCAACAACCTTAATACGTTTTTCAAGTTGTTGTTTAACGTATTTGTCTCTCTCTGCTACAGCCTGGGTGTAAGCAGTAGAGGCAGCATCAGCGTTTGTTGAATTAAACCATTTGGCTTTTTCTCCAACCATAGCTTTTTCAGCAGTAGCAACTTTCTTGTCTAAAGCTTCAAGTCCTTTGAGGCTTGCCTTTTCAAGACGTTCATCAACCTTCATTACATTAGAAAAGTTTTGTGCATCTTGTTTAGTGTTGTCTCCACCGTTACCTCTGCCCCTAGATTCAGCTTGCTTGTCAGCTCTATAGTTACTACGAGCAGTAGTTTCTTCAGCAACAGCTACTGCTTTTTCTTTTTCAACTTCTTTAACCTGCATAGCAACTTGTTGTTTAGCATTTTGAAAGAGAGTTTCAAGAACATCTTTCTTTTGTACACCAGTAAGTTTCTCCCAGTTATCCACACCAATTCTGTCGGTAATAGTTTTTTGTAGATTGTCTGGTAGACGTTTTATGTAGCCAGCTACATCTTCATCAGGTACATTTTTAATTAAAGCACGAGCACTAGCAATACTTTCATTAGCAGCAGTAAGTTCTTTAGCTTTGTTAGCAATTTCCTTAGTGTTAATATTTTCTATTTGTGTGTATAACGCAGCAGCTTGCTTAGTCAAGCCAACTTCAGATTTAAATTGAGCAGCTTTTTCAAGACGTTGGATGTCAGTAGCTTTTATACCTTCATCACTTTTCATCCACTCTTTAAGTTTTCCAGTGGATTCAGTATCAGCTTTATACTCAGCATCATCAAACAGTGCTTTTGTTTCAGCACTCTTTGATCTGTTCATTTGTTCTTGAAGTTTATATGTATCTTCAGCTTGTTGAGTAGCAGCTTTAGCGGGAGCATACAAAGCTTTAAGACGATCTTGATCTAGTTTAAGACGAGCTTCTTCAGGCTTAAGACGTTCTTGTTGTAGTTGAAGTTGTTTTTCTTCAGCAGCCGCAGCTAAATTAGCTGAATCATATTGAGCACCAACTATATTTTGTTGCAGTTGTCTAGCAGCAGTGCTACCAGCAGTTAGGTCGGACATCATGTATGGCATAGTTTTGTCCTTTTAATCGTACCAACCAAAACCACCAGCACCAAAACCACTACCACTAGATTGACTACTAGTTTGATATGGATTAACTAGTTCTCCAAAATTAGTAGGAACAGGATTAGTGCTACTACCACTTCCTCTATACAAAGAACTAGCGTTTTGAAGAATACCACCAAGAGCTTGCATTTGAGCTTGATCTTGTAGGTTACCTTGCGCTATACCAGCTTGTCCACCTTGAGCAGGAGCATAACCAGCACCAGAACCAGTAGCAAGACGATTAAGATAGTCAGTCATAAAGCCATAGTAGCCTCGTTGACCAATGTCTTGTAGGGCTATCTGTTCGTTACCAGACCTTAACATTCCAGATGCAGTAGACGTTCGTTTAGAAGCTTCTAGAGCAGGGTTCATTACCCCTTTTTGAAACTGACTAAATCCAGGCATTTTAGTAATATCTGTTTGGTCTCCACCAGTTAGATAACCAGAATACATCTGTCCTAATTTACCACGATAAGAGGTAAAGGGATCAACGGCTTGTTGAGCTTGAGAGCCAGAACCGCCTTGACCACCTCCTCCAAAAATAGAGTTAAGACCAGAAGCTATTCCTACAACTGAACCAATAGTAGCTAGCATATTACATCTCCAATTCGTTATAAGCTTTAACTGTTTCTAAAGCTTCTTGAGCTTCTTTGTGTGAGACCTCGTCACCAGCCCACAAGCATAGCCAAATTACATCTGTAACAGCTTCAACCATGTGGGTAGTATCTTTGGGTATGGTGATTAGGTTATAACCAGTCATACGAGTAGTTATGCTATCTATAGTGACATCCGCAATACCTGATACCAGTACAGAAGTATGGGCATGTCTGTGTTTGTGGGAGTTGATAAATAAACCAGCATTTATTTTTGTTTCTACAACAAAAACACTACCGCTTTCTTCATCACCACCAAAAAATTGTATGTCCATTTTAATCCTTTATCTGCGGTAACGTCCACCACCAACAGCTTGTTCTTGATCCATTTCACCAATCCTAAAGTCAACTTCAGCTCCATCAAGACGCAAAGGAACATTACTAGTACACAAGAACTCCCAAGCTCTACGTCTATCAGCACCACTGAGGTATACCTCTGATCTAGAAGCATTTAGGTCAACAGACCTATAAGTAGACCAAGTGTTGTAATCATCACCTGTGTGGCGTATCTGCATAGTCCCACCAGATACTTTGTCCCCAATGATCTCTAATCTTCCATAGAACTTACGTTTAGTAGTTCCATTGTCCATGATGTCTGAAACAGTACGACAGTAAATGGCTTGTCCATTATCTTGGTAGATGTCTACATCAAAGTAATATAGGGTTGCTGTATCGTCATCCAAGACATAGGCAATGTTGCTCAGAGTTGTAAAGAAAGAAGGACGGAAATAAGACTCTTGGTAAGTACCTGCGTTAGGTTGTCCCGTAGACTGTATAGAGTATTGAGTCCATGTGTACCACATCTTCTCATTCAAATCATATACCAAAGTCTTTTGGGTACTATAAAGAGTCAGAATATACATACTATGACCATCAATGGTATAGCAATAAGCAGCTATTTGACTAAGATCATCAGCTTCTAAGTGTCTATCTACAGAAGACGTAGATATTTTAACAGCGGATACTCCATCCATAATGTAGACAGAACGACTATTAGTTTTAGTAGAACCTATCCACAATACTGTGTTACTAGTAGAAACAATACTATCTCCAGAAGCACAACCAATATCAGAAGTGTAGCTAGGAGCTAAAGCTAAAGGAGAACCAGTAGCATTAGCAGCATCATAAAAGAACTGCATACTAGTAGCACCAAAAGCTACAAGATAGTTTAAATGCTTAGTAATACCAACAAGATTGTCAGTACTTTGCTCAAAGGTTACGTAATCTAAAGCTCCCCAAGTAGTTGGATCTCCTACTGCTGAGTTATAAATACGATTGTTACTAGTAGCCAAGAATATATAGTTGTCTAAAGATGCAACCCCAGACACATATGGACCACTAGGAAAAGCATTTAAAGCAGGAACTAAAGAACCACTAGTACCATTATCTGCAAAAGTAATAGTGCCACTTACAGCCCCAGAGTTAGCAACGTTAACAGTTATAGTTGTTCCTACAATAGTAGTTACTTTAGCTGATGCACCTACACCAGTACCAGTTACACCCATACCTACATAGATACCCGTAGCACTAGACACAACAATTGTAAATTGACTGATAGTACCAGTGCCTGTAGGAGTAGCATTAGCAGGTAAAACAATAGTACAAGTAGGAGCAGTTACATACCCAGAACCAGCGTTAGTAATAACAACAGCAGTAATACTTCCACTAGTTACAGTAGCTGTAGCTGCTGCACTACCAGAAGAAAAGGTTAAAGTAATACCACTGCTGTAAGCACTACCCGGATTAATAATAGCAATTGCATGGACAATGTCATTAGCAAGAGACACAAATGAACCAGCTTGGTTTAATAAATAGCCATTTACTTTGTTGTGAAAAAACAAGTACGTATCTAAAAATGTCTTAACAAAATAGCTTTGGCTAGTTGATACAGACGTAGTACCCAGAGTCGTAACAGCATACGAAGAACTAGGATTGACTTGATACACCGTGTTATTAATAACAGCAATAAGCTTGTCATTAAATTCTACAAGTCCTTGACTAGGTGTAGAAGCAGGAGGAGTAACAGAGACTATTTGTTTGGCACGTACAAGACCAGGACGTTTAACAAATTCTCGTTTCTGATCCCTAGACTCAAAGAAACAATTAGACGAATAGGAGTCCTTAGCAAAACTACCTGTTCTGCTTTCAATAGGTTGGGTAAGCGGTATTCTTTCTGTCGCCATGTTTACCGCCCATAAGAGTTGTTACTAGAAGAACGGAAATCAGGTTGAAAGAATGTGCTAGAAGCTTCAACATCCCAATCAACAAGCAGAGCTTTGTAGGCTACAGCTCGTTGGGTAATCTCTTGCCTAGCATTCATAGGAACACCGTACTCAAGGGACAACTGATCAGCTAAATTCCACACCAAACAATTCATCCACTCATTAGGAAAGTCTGGGACATCTAATGCAGTACTCAAATCATCTAAAGGCATTTGAGCAACTATGTGCAATTGAATGTTAGTTTGAGCGTTAATGTCAGGTGTTAGATAGACATACAAAATGCCATTAAGTTTTCTAGGATCATAGAAAATAGTGTTGGCTGTACCTGTAGAGTACTTAGAACCAAGTGTGTTGTACTCTTGTTTAGACATAACCATCACAGGTGTATCTATATAAGGAGTAGTCTGTATATTGCGATAGAACCCTTGGATAACCTTTAATGGTCTATCAGTAATAACTACTGTAGGGCTAAGACTGTCATACATCAAAGCAGACCCAGAGCCACCTAGAGTATAAGTAGGTTGATTGCTAGTTAGAGGAATAATGAGTTCACATATTTTCCATAGCTTAAGACCTTCTGTGCTTAGTTGTTTAATAAGCAGATTGAAAGACATTGAAGCATTGCTAATGGTGTCAGCATCAGGTGTAGAACCAATCTCAAGAACACCTAACTTACGAAGAGCTAGGGTAATTATTTGGTCACGAGTAACAGTGTAAGCAGAACTCATAGTTTATCCAATTAAAAAGTCGTTTAAATTAGGAGCCAGTTTACCTGCTATAGCACATCCTGTAATAGCTTGTTCTGCTATTGCTTCAGATCCTTCTAGAGTACATGCAGGAGCACCACCATTGTCTATATCTGCTCTAGCACAATCTGCTTGTCCATAGTCTGCTACACCTTGGGTAGTAGTTGGAGTACAAACAAAAGCAAATGTATCAGCTTGTTGTGGCCTAGTAAAGGGAGGAGCTTGTTTATCAGCTACACCGTGTACAAAGTCTTGTGGTTGTCTGGGTTCCCAGTCTCCACTACAAACCATTAACCCATCCCAACGCATTTGTAGTTCGCTGTTTTTAAACTGACGACCACAAACGTCACAGATGACGTTCCAACCTCCGTTGTCCCATCTAGGTTTGTAAGACATGATTAGCCTACAAACTCTACAACAGCATTAACAGGAACACCAGCAGTGAAGGTAATAGACGTTGTACTTGT